ATATCGTTCTGCAACTGGTGGGCTGCGACTTCACAGCCTCTGCGACAAAAGTCAGTATGTTCGGCACATTATGCAAATTATTTTAAGGAAAAATTCGATAAAAAGAGGAGAATAATTCTCGCCGATAATTGACTATTTTTCGGCTAAAGATTCTAAATTTTTCTTTTGATTATCTGGTATATCTATATCCGATGACCTTTTTCCGATTTCAGCCGCTCTATCTCTATTTTTGGATCTTTGATACGTGGATTTTGGTAAATGGCGGTTTCTTGGCTCATTGTTCCGGTGTTAATGGATTTTTGGATAATGTCGAGCGTGTCTGAAACATTGTCCGGCATAGGTGTCGAGAACTGGTAGCCGATTTTGAGTGCTTCGAGCTGCCCGTTGAGCTTTAATTCAGGATAAAGTACACCGATGACAGCTTTTACCACATTAATTTCCCGATCAATCATTGCTCCGTAGTAGTCTTGGTAGTTTTTTGCCTTTAACATCGGAAAAAAGAACATATATTCCCAGCTTACACCGCTCGGAATTTTCATTTCCTTAATGACATCCGATGCTGGATTTACGGAACAGGTCATGCCATAAATGAATGAATCGAGTGTGTCGCATTCCCGTTTCCGATTTTCGGGAGCAGAATCGTATGTCAGATAATAGACTTTTCCATTGTTTTGTGTTTGGATGATTTGTGCCGGATCGTCGGGATTGAGGGAGCCATCCACAATGCCTTCCCCTACCACTTTGGGATTGGCAAAGTAATCGTTCATATCAGCGTCCCTGCACTGAATATCTTCCCGACGTTCGATTAGTTTTTGAACATCTGCCCATTCTGGCTCCTGTCTGTAAAGTAAAACCGGGATTTTCCCGATAAAGTTCTTTTCCGGGAGGACTTCCCACCCGATTGCCTTTTGTGTACAACGAAAGATAGTTTCATCTGTATAAATGTCACAATGAATCTCGTCGTTTCCCTCGTCGTCTTGTATGGTGAATTGGCGGATAAATAGCATTAGCCGTCCGAAATCGTCGAATTTGTAGTATATGTCGTCCCCGAGCGATTTTGCGAGTATCTTTACCATTACCTGAATTTCGCCATTGGTTGATAGGTAAAGATGATATAGTTTAGCACAAAGTGTTTCTGACCCGGCTTTCATTTTACACTCACGGATATTGGAATCAAAGCGGGTATCTTTTAATATTTGTAGAAAACGACTGTAGGCATCTTCTGCTTTGCTTTTTCGATTAAGTTCTCCATTGATACTGGTTTCTATTACATCTGAAATATCTGAGAACTGGATAGGAGAGCCGAACAGGAAAGCCGTGGCTTGTAGGTTAATGACTTTTTGGAATGGGATGGGTAATTTAGCTGTGATGATGTCCGGTTTGCCTTTTCGATGACGATTCGGGCGTTTAGTCACTTCGTGTTTCGTAGGATCGTATTCTGCAAGAGCTTTGGTGATTTTATCGTTGCAGGTCGTCATTTTACTCAACAACCGGGAGATGTCGCCGTTCTGTATGAGCTCGACGAACTTCTGTTTGCGCCCCAAAACCGCGTTGAATTGATTGGAGAGGGCTTGAGTGATTTGTTTGATCGTTGTCATATTTTATAGTCCTAAATCTTCTTTTGAAAGCGGAATTATTTGTTTGTAGTCGAACCATACCCGCATCAGTAGCGCATCCCTCCAGTCGGGAGAGCGTCCGATGTCCTGTTTGATTTCGTCTTTGGGTTTCAGGAACAGTTTGCGATCGTTGTCCACATTCCAGGTCTGGAGTTGTTCTAATTCTTCGGTAATCTCGTCTTTTTGACCATCCGACAGTTCGCAGTCGAAGGATATAGCAAAAGAGTTGATCTTATTGGCCAGCTTGTATCCGCATTGCGTCTGGAGGTTCGAGAAATTTTCTCCGTTGAGACATTGCGAGTTATTGACGAATCCGCTAATCCGGCACATATCGACCACTCCGCCGCCCACTCCGTCTTCGTCAGCGATGATCCGATAGCGGGGGATGCGGTGTTTGGCGGCCAATGATTCGATGCAGGCGGCTATTTCCGTAGTGGCGCTTCGGTCGAACGACACCTGTTCGATGATCGCCCAGCCATCCCATACGAGGATTCGCGCCCGGTCGGAACCAAAGCGGGCAATATCCGCCGTGATGTATTTGATGCCGGTACGGGTGTGAATTTTAGGATAGAATATCTCACGAATATTATCATAGGAACATAGGGCATTTGGATTGTCGTCATAGTCCCAGTTTCCCTTCAGCAATCGCTCCTTTTTGACCTTATCGGTGGTAGATTTCAATGCTTCTATATAATCCTTTTCAATGAATGGATTGTCTTGTACAAGTGCGGCAAGGTATATTTGGTGGCCCGGGAGCGTCCCAGCTTTCGCTGGTTTGTAGAATGTTGAGTGCATCCAGTTCTTTTTCGGATTACAAGAAATGAACAGTTTGCGTAGGATTCCGTATTTGTCGTTCAAATGACGCCCGATGCGGGTTTTGAGTGTGTCGTAAGCTCCAAAGTTTACTTCGCCTCCTTCCTCAATCCATCCTCCGGTGTATTCCACTGAACCATAGCGCTCATAGAGCGGATCGGAAGGGAGATAACGCAGATCGAGCAGGTCAATCCTGCTGTTATTGGCAAATTGAATGTAGTGGTCTTGTCCGTTATATTTGAAATCTTTGTCGCGCTTTATACCGTATTGGGTACACACCTTGAAGAAGGTGATAAGCGTAGATTCTCGAAGGCGCTTTAACTCTTCGCGCCCGATAAACCATTTTGTCCCTGGATAGCATAGTGACATAAAGACTAACCAAGTACAACCTGTCCACGATTTTGCGCCTCCGGCGGCTCCGCCGTATAGAAATTCCGTATGGGTTTTATCGGTAAGGATGCACAGCGCTTCTTCCTGTTTGACATGATGCCCTCGTTCCGACAAGGTAATAAAGTCGAAAATTCCCCTACGGAACATTTCGCATTCGATTTTAACTTGGTCTGCGATAAGTTTATTTATCGGATTTACCATTGGTTGCTTTATGGATTAGGGCGTGCGCTGCGAGTAGGTCGGCATTGGATAATCCGGAGTAGTCCATAGTGGTATTGATCTCAATGGAATTGCCGTCTTTCCCTGTATGTTCTGTTTTATCCGGTGCATTATATCCGAGCATGCGATTGATGGTTTCGATGGCTTTGCTCTTGTCCATCAATTCTACGACGGGACATCCCGATCGGTCGATTTTTATGGATTGGATCAAACGTCGCTTCTCGGGAGGAAGTGATTTCAGGTCTTGAAATGTAATGGACGAAACTTGCCGGATACCGAACTCGGTATTTTCTTCAACCATATCGGCATTGACGAAATCAAGTATGTCAGCATTGATAATCGAGAGATTGAGCCGGACGATTTCCTCTTTGGTAATTAGTTCTTTCTTCGATAATTGAGTTTGAAGTTCTTTCACCCTTGCCGCAACCTTGACGTCTGCAAGAAGTGACGACGCTTTTTCCCAGATAGATTTGTCTGTCATTCGGGAACAGTCGTATGCAAAGCGATACGCCTCGGAAGCGTTACCGTATTCGAGGTACTTGTTGCAAAACTTCTCCTGTTTGATCGTCAGCTTTTTTGCATTTGCCAT